AATTTGTTTTAGAACAATTATCAGAATTACAAGAAATAACATATCGTGCAATGATGGGAGAATTTATTATCTATTATCGTGGAAAAATCGTTGGCGGTATATATGATGATAGGTTACTTGTAAAACCAACAAAGTCTGCAATTTCTTATATGCCGACAGTTACCTATGAAATACCATACGAAAATGCTAAAGAAATGTTATTAGTGGAAGAAGTTGATAATAAAGGTTTTCTGACGGGGTTATTTGATGTGATGTATGACGAACTACCAACGCCAAAACCTAAAAAGAAAAAATAAACAGCTTTCAGTTTGTTTATAGAAAAAGAGTTAAGCAAATTTAGAAGTTGTCAATATTTTTCAAACAGTCTCATTGCATAGGAATGACAAACAGACTATCCTTAAAGTAGGAGGTGGCAGAAATGGCAAACGAAGATAAAAAAGATTTTAATGCTATGTTGCATAATAATAAAGATATGCCAAAATTTCAAATTATTACAGACCAGAAAAGCATTGAAAGATATGGTGGAAGTAAAATGTATTTTGCACCGCCAATTGACTATGACGAGGTAATGAAAAAAATCCCTTATGGAAAAGTGATTACTGTAGGAAAGATACGAGAATACTTTGCGGAGTTGAGCGGAGCGGACTTTACAGAACCGATTACAGCAGGGATTTTTGTTTCTATCGTGGCATGGGCGAGTTATCAGCGTTCAGAAGATGAAACGCCATATTGGAGAACATTGAAAGCGAATGGAGAACTCAATGCTAAATATCCGAATGGTATCGAAGCACAGAAAGAAAAATTAGAAGCAGAGGGACACGCCATTATTCAAAAAGGGCGTAAAAATATACGATACTATGTAAAGGACTATGAAAATTTCCTTTTTGATTTGAAATAGGGAAATCCTAGTTTGTGTAGTAGATAAGTTCAAAATCTCTCAGACAGACAGAGTGATCCAGACGTGGTGGCGGTCGAAGACATTAAGCCATGACAGCGAAGCTGTCGAACGTCTGGTTCACTTTGTCTGTGAGCGAGCCTGTGGCGAGCGATTATCAAGCCCCCGTTATCTAACAAGGGGGGCACAAAAAACAAGAGACAATATACATTAACAAGCGGAAAATGCTGTATTTACAAGGCGAAACCGCATTTTACATGGTGTGATATAAATTATGCCATTATCACTTGGGAAAATTGAATAAGACATAGGAAAGACAGTTGATTTCAAACGAGAAATTGATTGTCTTTTTCTTTTGCAGAAATTTAAGTATAAGCAATTATCAAATATGGTAGTTGCCTTTTTTGATTGGAGGAATTTAAAAATGAATGATAAAAACTTTATTGAAGAATTAAGACAAAAGCGTGAGGAATACGGAGTAACACAAACAAGGCTTGCTGTTGCCTGTGGTATCAGCCGTGAATATTACAACCGCATTGAAAAAGGAAAACAGCCATTGAATGATGAATTAAGAGAAGTCATAGAAAAACAGATTGAGCGTTTCAATCCGCAAGAACCACTATTCTTATTGATTGATTACTTTCGTGTCCGCTTTCCTACTACGGACGCATTGGCGATTATCCGTGATGTATTACAACTGAAAGCCGATTATATGCTTTATGAAGATTATGGAAAATACGGATATGAAAGCAAATATGTACTTGGCGACATCAATATCATGTGTTCCATGCAGGAGCATTTAGGTGTTTTATTAGAACTGAAAGGCAAAGGCTGTCGGCAAATGGAATGTTATCTGCTGGCACAGGAACGCTCATGGTATGACTTCATGCTGGATTGTATGACGGCTGGCGGTGTGATGAAACGGCTTGATTTGGCTATCAATGACCGAGCAGGAATATTGGATATTCCAAAGTTAAAGGAAAAATACAAGGCTGGCGAATGTGTTTCTTATTTTCGTATGCAGAAAGATTACAGCGGTACAGAGAAATGCGGTAGCGATATACCAAAGAATACAGGAGAAACCTTATATCTCGGTTCAACAAGTAGCGAATTATATATGTGTGCTTATCAGAAAAATTATGAGCAGTATGTCAAGAATGGCACAGAAATTGAAAATACGGAGATTAAGAACCGCTTTGAAATACGCATGAAGAATGAACGAGCCTATTATGCGGTTGTAGATTTACTGACCTATCGAGACGCTGAACGCACCGCTTTTTCTATCATCAATCATTATGTCCGTTTTGTCGATAGAGAGGACGACAAGCCAAAAAGTCAATGGAAAACAAATGATGATTGGGCGTGGTTTGTAGGGGAAAACAGAGAGCCGATACGCTTAACCACAAAGCCAGAGCCTTACACTTTACAAAAGGCGTTGCATTGGCTACAAAGACAGGTCGCACCAACCATAAAAATGGTACAGGCATTAGACGAAGAAAATCATACAACGATATTGAAAGATATGATTGAGCAGGCAGAACTTAAAGACAAGCATAAACATTTATTACAATTAGAGAAATCAACCATAGAAGAACGTATAGATACCGCTGTTCCACAAGAGAATGACGGTATTTTTTAATGTAATTGGAAAATTTCAGATTTAGTCAGCAAAGAGTCATTTTTATTCCCTATATGGAGTGAAAAAGAAAAATGAACTTTTTTATCAAATCTGCAACAAAACATCAACTTGCGTACAGATATGGTGCGAGAACAGGAAATCTAAACTTTTTTGAAAATAGGTCATTAAATCGGGGCTTGCTGTCCCTATATGATGTGAAAGAAGAAAAAAGTTTTGAAGTGTTCTATGAAAAGAGGAAAATACTTTATTCTCAACTTAACAATTCATGGTTTCCGTTTCCTGTATGGAGTAAAGAAAATATTTCATTCCATAGTTGGCAGTAACGGTATGGCGTGGGTAGTTAGGGTGTGAAAAGAAAAACAATCTTTTTTCATCATCAACTTAGCAAAATGACAATTTCTATCCCTATATGGTGCATGAAAAGAAGTTAAAATTTTTCTATTTCAACTTAGCAAATGGACGTTTGCTGTACAGATAGTAGTGAAAAAGGGAAAAAGTTTTGGATTTTGGTTACGTTTCCCCTCTTTTCCAACGCGGTATATAGGAAAGATGATTTTCTTCTTTCGTGTTCTTTGACAACTGAATAAAGCAATTCAATACGTTTGACAGACAGCGAGCCGTTGAAACAAATACGCTACGACCTTTCCCCTGCAAGAGCGAGCGAAAACCTATTTGTGTTCTTGTAAAAGATTTGTCCTCTTTTATCGCCATGACCTGTACTGTCAGATAATGATACTCCCGTACAGCCACAGCTTGAGCGTTCAGAGCGTCGCACGCAATGGGTACGGCTACATAAGAACTATGCAGAGGTGGAAATCCTGTGGGCTATGACAAAAGCCGTTGAATTGCTTAGAAAGATTTTACAGAAAGGGGGTATGTGTTATTGATAATGCTGTAAAAACAATTCAAAAGAAAAATGGCAAGTGTGGCATTGGCAACAGAGGAAAGACAAAGATTGTAGTAAAAGAGCATTTTTCCGAAAAGGGCAAAACAATGGAAGAACTTCTAACTGATGTCATGCTGGAAAAAGCAAAGCAGACAATCGCATAAAATCGGTGCAGTTGTAAGAAATAGATTGAATGACAAAAAGTACCCATGTTATACTTTACTTGCAAGCAGGTATTGTAAACACGGGTTAGTTATAAAGGAGGATAACTGACAATGAAACAACAGATTTACAATACTGCACTTTATCTTAGGTTAAGCCGAGATGATGAATTACAGGGCGAAAGTTCCAGCATTACTACACAAAGAAGTATGTTGCGTCTATATGCAAAAGAACATCATTTGAATGTCATTGATGAATATATTGATGACGGCTGGTCGGGAACAAATTTTGACAGACCGAGTTTTCAAAGAATGATTGAGGATATAGAGGCAGGAAAAATCAACTGTGTTGTAACGAAAGACCTTTCTCGTCTTGGCAGAAATTATATTATGACAGGACAATATACAGAATTGTATTTCCCTAGTCATAATGTCCGCTACATAGCGATTGATGACGGTGTAGACAGCGAAAAAGGCGAAAGTGAGATTGCACCATTTAAGAACATCATCAATGAATGGGTGGCTAGAGATACAAGCCGTAAAGTCAAATCAGCCTTTAAGACAAAGTTTGCGGAGGGGGCTCATTACGGTGCTTATGCTCCGTTGGGATATAAGAAACACCCTGACATCAAAGGAAAACTGTTGATTGATGATGAAACAAAATGGATTATTGAAAAAATCTTTTCCCTAGCCTATCAAGGTTACGGAAGTGCAAAAATCACAAAGCAGTTAAGAGCAGAAAAAGTTCCGACAGCGTCATGGCTGAATTTTACAAGGTATGGTACGTTTGCACATATCTTTGAGGGAAAACCCGAAAGTAAACGTTATGAGTGGACGATTGCTCATGTCAAGGCGATATTGAAAAGTGAAGTCTATATCGGAAACAGTGTCCACAATATGCAGTCTACGGTATCGTTCAAGAGTAAAAAGAAAGTGCGTAAACCCGAAAGCGAATGGTTTCGAGTAGAAAACACGCATGAGCCGATTATTGAAAAGGAAGTGTTCTATCGTGTGCAGGAGCAGATAAAATCAAGACGCAGACAGACAAAGGAAAAGGCAACGCCGATATTTGCAGGGCTTGTCAAGTGTGCGGATTGTGGCTGGTCTATGAGATTTGGAACGAATAAGGCAAATAAAACGCCATACAGTTATTATGCTTGCAGTTACTACGGACAGTTTGGCAAAGGTAATTGTTCTATGCACTACATTCGTTATGATGTGCTGTATCAAGCCGTATTGGAACGATTGCAGTATTGGGCTAAGGCAGTACAGCAGGACGAAGAAAAGGTATTGAACAAGATACAGAAAGTCGGCAATGCAGAGCGAATACGGGAAAAAAAGAAAAAGTCAAGTACATTGAAGAAAGCCGAGAACCGACAAAATGAGATTGACCGTTTATTTGCGAAAATGTATGAAGATAGAGCCTGTGAGAAGATAACAGAGCGAAATTTTGTGATGTTGTCCAGCAAGTACCAAAAAGAACAGATAGAACTGGAACAGCAGATAACAAGCCTAAGAGAAGAACTAAGTAAAATGGAACAGGATATGATAGGTGCTGAAAAGTGGATAGAGTTAATCAAGGAATATTCCGTACCAAAGGAACTGACAGCACCGTTATTAAATGCCATGATAGAAAAAATCCTTATTCATGAGGCAACAACGAATGAGGATAACGAAAGAATACAGGAAATTGAGATATATTACCGATTTATCGGAAAAGTTGAGTAATCAACAAGAGTAATATTTTTAACTAAGGGAAACCGGACTGAGTCTCCCGGATATCGCCTTATTGGAACCTCTGGCAGATATCCTGGGAGTAACAGTCGCAGAGCTGCTAAAAGGTGAGCGGATTCATGCCGCACTTGAGCCGCAGGAGATGGATGAACTGCTGGGGAAAACCATTCATTTGTCAGACAATCAAAAACACGTACATTCTGGTTTTCACAAAATGTGGTATTTGTTTGTCCTGGGATTCAGCATATTGGAATTCGGAATTTTAATATGGCAGGATGTAAATCTGATCCAGAAGGACATCTTTGTTTTAGAAGCTTTATTTGCCTTATTTGGTGCATGGTTCTGCTTATTTGCAAAAGAACAGCTTCCGACTTATTATGATGAAAATGAACTTCATTATGTGTCCGACGGGGTCTTCCGAATGAATATTCCGTTTATTCGGATTCACAACAGTAACTGGCCGTATATTGTAAAATGCTGCCGATACTGGATGCTGGGATCCATGATCCTATTTCCTGTTGTCAGCTTTCTCCTGGTTACGGCAGGCTTGTGGGAATCGTCTCAAAAAGCGGTTACTTTGATTTGGGTATTCGGGTTGTTTGGTACCATTCTTGGAACTGGAAAATATTATGAATAGATGGGGATTGGTGTAAAATTATATCCCATTCGCTCTTGACAAATCTTTTTTAAAATAGCTATGATTCAAATTGTTTGAATCATAGCTATTTTATTAGAAAATCAGATAATGTTGCTTCTCATTCCAAGCGTACAGTGCGCCAGTAATTTTTCTTCATCAAGTATCTCTATTTGTTTTCGGGAGGTATCTAAGATCCCTTCTTTTTTCAGGATCCGAAATCGAGCGCTCCATCTGGGCAGTGGACGCTCCCGCAATGCTGGCAAGTTCTGACTGCGACAGCGGGATTTTCGCAGAGAGCGGGTGGACTTTTGTAAGATAGAGGTATAAGATATCGCAAATTCTGGCCAGACATGGTTCAAATGTCTGATTGATACTGTCAAAGAACATATATCCGATAAAATCACAATTCTCACGAAGCAGCTCCCCGGCAAAGGTTCCGTTTTCTGTTGCTATCTTTTTCAAAGTGGGATACGACATCTTGTATACCTCACAGTCTGTCAGTGCCTGTATGATCATTTCATATTCCACACGAAATTCATGAATCTCGACGCCTACCGGGAAAATAGTCCGGGGCCAAACATATTCAGAGACTTCTTCCCCTGTTCATGCCCAAGTGAAAGATGGACAATTCCGTTTTTGATATAGTAAGCAGTGTTATTGATCACTCCATATTGTGTCAGATAACTGCCTTTTCTGATCTGCGTCTTCTGCACCTCATAATTTAAGATTACATCCTCAAAATCATTCAGATAATTTGCCAGATAAATACTCGGAATGATATGCGGTTCAATATCAGCCATTTTTTTCATCCTTTCAGCGGTTCTTAAGATCTGTTTATTTTATTCTAATTTCCATCGGTCCTGTGAGTCAAGAAAAAAGAAGAAAAAATCGTTCTTTTCCCTCATATGAGGGGGAACTATCCAGAAGGAACTTTTATAGTATAAATCAGAAAGATTCAAGGAAATAGAAAGGATGACAAACATGAAAGTTTTTGAACCTATGAAGATCAATGGTCTGGAACTGAAAAACAGGATGGTCGTATCAGCCATGGTGACCAATTATTGTACACCGGACGGAAAGGCAACCGAAAAATTTATTGCCTATCACGAACACAAAGCAAAAGGCGGATGGGCAGATTGAAAGCCATCGGAAGCTGACCGAACGCGTTCACGCCGCAGGCGGAAAAATCGCAGCTCAGATTTATCATGCCGGAAGAGAGACAAGCAGTGCCGTGACCGGAGTGCAGCCCGTAGCCCCTTCTGCAGTCCGGGAGCCAAGTATGCCGGAAACACCCAGAGAATTGACGATCCCGGAAATCCATACTCTGGTAGAGCAATTCGGTGACTGTGCAAAAAGAGCCAAAGCAGCCGGATTTGATGCAGTAGAAGTGCATGGAGCGCACGGATATCTGGCAGGCGCTTTCGCATCCCCGTTTTCTAACAAACGAAGTGACGAATATGGCGGAACGATCCGCAATCGTGCAAGATTTGGCATGGAGATTATTCGGAACATCAAAGAAAAATGCGGAAAAGACTATCCGGTGTTGTATCGGATCTCTTCTGTAGAATATGTGCCGGGCGGGCTGGATATCGAAGAGTCAAAGGTCATCGCAAGGTTGATGGAAGAAGCGGGCGCAGACTGTATTCACTGTTCCCAGGGCGTATACGCATCCACGCACACGATCATTCCGCCCTCCGTATTTCTGCGGGCGGGTTATGTGGAACATGCCGCAGAAATGAAAAAAGCAGTTCAGATTCCTGTTATCGCTGTAGGACGAATCAATGATGTAGAGATTGCGGAAAGTGTTCTCCAGTCCAAAAAGGCAGATCTTGTGACCATGGCAAGAGCCTCCCTGGCGGATCCAGAACTGCCAAACAAGGTTCTGAAAGGACGGGGAGATGAAGTGATCCGTTGTATCGGCTGTCTGCAGGGCTGTATCGGAGAGAACGGAAAAGGAAACGGTATCCGCTGTCTGGTAAATCCGCTTACCAGAATGGAAGATGAATATGATTTGACTCCTGCCGAAAAGGCAAAACAGGTCCTCGTTATAGGCGGTGGTATTGCAGGATGTGAGGCTGCGATCTCGGCAGCGTTAAAGGGTCATAAAGTCACTCTGATCGAAAAAAATGACCGATTGGGTGGACAGTGGATTCCCGCATCGGTTCCGATCGGAAAAAGCGAGTTTACTTCGTTTCTGTGCTGGCAGAAAAGTATGCTGGAGAAAATGCATGTACAGATCCTTCTGAATACAACCGCCGATGCAGAACTGATCAAACTCTATGAACCGGATACGGTCATCATCGCAACCGGAAGCAGACCGTTTATTCCGCCGATTCAAGGTGCAGATCAGGATTTTGTCGTAACTGCTCATGATGTACTCCTTGGAAAAACAGAGCCGGGCAATCGTGTTGTGGTCATCGGCGGCGGTCTCGTAGGAGCTGAAACTGCCGATATGCTCGGTCAGCAATGTGAACAGGTAACCATTATAGAAATGCTTCCGCAGATCATGAAAGATGGAGAAGCAGCTCCAACAAAATACATGAAAGAGCGGTTTTCCCAAAACGGAGTTCAGATTCATACTTCTACAAAACTTTTGGAAATCGGAGATCATACGGTAACCGCAGAAAAGACGGGGAAAGATTTGTACTTGAAAATATTGATACGGTTATTATTGCAGTCGGAGTGAAAACAGACAGAACCCTTCTGGACTCCATGGAACATGTTTCCTGCAAAGTATTAAAAGTGGGAGATGCCAATGGGGTGAAAAACGGATATCTTGGAATCCGGGAAGGATACGAGGCAGGATTGAATGCGTAAAGAAAAGGAGAGGGAAAAATGGCAGAAGCAGTAAAAGATTATCAAAAGCTGGAACATGATATCATTCGTCTTGCAGGCGGTGCAGACAATATTGCCAGTGCACAACGGTGCGCGACCAGACTCCGTCTGGTTTTGAAAAATACACCCGGACAGGCAGAGGAAAAAATCAAAGCCCTGCCCGGCGTGATCACGGTTGTACAGAAACAGGGACAGTTTCAAGTCGTGATAGGAAATCATGTGGGAGATGTATTCGAGGCAGTTTCTGCAGAACTTGAAACAAACAAAAAAACAGAACAGGAAGAACGCCCAAAAAAAAAGAAAACCTGTTAAACCGCCTGCTTCAGATGATATCAGGAGTATTTGCACCTGTCTGTTATGTCCTTGCAGCCGGAGGACTTTTACAGGGATTGCTGATCATTCTTACAATGGCAGTACCATCCGTGACAGAAACCGGAGTCTATCCGGTTTTTAATTTTATCAGCTGGACGCCGTTTACCTTTTTGCCGGTACTGCTTGCGATTTCCGCATCAAAGCATTTTCACTGCAATCCATATATTGCGGCCGCCTGCTGTCTGGCACTTGTAAATCCTGTGTGGACAGAAATGGCAGGAAAAATCGCAGAAGGAGAGAATATCCGTTTTCTTTTTGTAAACCTGACGGAAATCACCTATACCTCTTCTGTACTGCCGCCTTTGATTTTAGTTGCACTGCTGTCCAAGCTGGAGAAATTTCTAAATAAACATTTGCCGGAATTGATCAGATCCTTATTTACTCCGCTTATCTGCCTGGCAGCGCTGGTTCCACTGACCATCGTTGTGATCGGTCCATTGATCCAGTGGCTGTCCAATGGAGTTGCCGCCGGATACAATCTTCTGTATCAGATGGCGCCTCCGATCGCAGGTGCAGTTGTCGGCGGGGTGTGGCAGGTGATCGTAATCTTTGGCATTCACTGGGGGATGGTTCCGATTGTAATTGCCAATTTTGCGCAGAACGGACAGGACACACTGCAGATTTTTATTCAGATTGCTGTAATTTCACAGATGGCAGCTGCATTTGGAGTATTTTTAAAAGCAAAAGACAAGCAGCTGAGAACAGATGCACTGTCCGCCGGAATCACAGGAATTTTCGGAATTACAGAACCGGCAATCTATGGGATCACACTGCCGAGAAAGAAACCGTTTATTTATGGCTGTATCTGGGCTGCAATCGGAAGTGCAATCGCTGCGATACTGGGAGCAACACAGTATGTGTATGCAGGACTTCCGGGACTGATCTCCGTGGTAAATTCCATATCTGTGGAAAATCCGGGTTCATTTCCAGCCTGTGCCACAGGAGCAGCAGTGACGATTACAGGAACAATCGGAAGTATCCTGCTGTTTGGGTGCGAACCAAAGCAAAAGGAAAACGCAGAGCATTCTATTTTGGGACAAACTGTTTTCAGTCCGCTGACAGGAGAACTCAAATCTCTAAAAGACGTCAATGATCCCACATTTTCAGAAGAGATACTTGGAAAAGGAATTGCAATTCTTCCAAAAGAAGGAATCGTCTATGCGCCTTTTGACGGAGTAGTGTCCGCTCTTTTTGATACAAAACATGCAATTGGACTGACAGACGATCAGGGAATGGAGCTTTTGATCCATGTAGGACTGGAAACGGTAAATTTGGGCGGAACTCATTTTGAGGTGCATATTTCTCAGGGGGATCTGGTGAAAAAAGGTGATCCGCTGATTACATTTGATCTGCAGGAAATCCAGAAAACACATGATGTCATTACACCGGTTCTTATTACAAACGCAGATGATTTTTCAGAAATCGTGGTACAAAAAGAATTCGGTCCGGTAAAAGCAGGAGATGCAATTTTAACAGTCAAAAAATAGAGAAAGGATAAAAAAGAGATGAATCGAGTAATATTTCCAAAGGATTTTTTATGGGGCGGCGCAGTGGCAGCCAACCAGTGTGAAGGAGCGTATTTGGAGGATGGAAAAGGGCTGTCCATTCAGGATATCATGCCAAAGGGAATCAAGGGGGCACCTACAGAAGAACCTACAGCGGACAACATGAAGCTTGTGGCAGTCGATTTTTACCATCGTTACAAAGAAGATATTGCCATGCTTGCAGAGATGGGATTTAAGGTGTTTCGATTTTCTATTGCATGGTCCAGAATTTTCCCAAATGGAAATGACAAAGAGCCAAATGAAAAAGAACTTCACTTCTATGATGATGTACTGAATGAGTGCAAAAAGTATGGTATTGAGCCATTGGTGACGATTTCCCATTACGAGACTCCATTGCATCTTGCAAGAGAGTATGACGGATGGAGGAGCCGAAAGCTCATCGACTTTTATATGAATTTCTGTAAAGTAATCTTTGAACGCTACAAAGGAAAAGTAAAGTACTGGCTTACTTCTAATGAAATCAATTCTGTGCTGCATCAGCCTCTGATCAGCGGTGGAATCCTGACTCCAAAGGAACAGCTCACAAAGCAGGAGCTGTATCAGGCAATCCATCATGAACTGGTTGCATCAGCAAAAGCAGTAAAGCTGGCGCATGAGATTATGCCGGACAGTCAGGTTGGCTGCATGATTCTGGCAATGCCGACATACCCGCTGACACCAAAGCCGGAGGATGTACTGGCAGCAATGCAGGCAGAACAGAAAAACTATTTCTTTGCAGATGTTCAGGCGCGCGGTGCATATCCAAAATATCTGGACAGCTATCTGAAAGAACAGAATGTCAGGATCAAGACAAAAATCCTGACGGGAACTATTGCTGTCTATATCGGAATCGTCTGTTATCTGTCCACAAAATTTGCACAGGGATCCACAACTGTTGGTATGATCGTATCCATCAAATTTATGAATTACAGCCGCTTTCACACACATCTGTATTGTTTCCACACTGCCTTCATGATAAACTGTCTTTATAAATGATAAAAATCACGGAGCTGAAACACGCATGGAAAAACTACAGAATACCAAAGAACCTTCCAGGGATCCGGAACGTATGAAATACCGGCTTTCGGAAGCGATGAAAGAATGTATGAAATATGCGCCGGTAGAAAAAATCACAGTAAAAGAAATTGTTGAAGTATGCGGTACAACAAGGCAGACCTTTTACCGAAACTTTCAGGACAAATACGATTTGATCAACTGGTATTTTGATAAGATTCTTTTGAAATCTTTCGAGTACATGGGAAAGAGCGAAACAATCTACGAAGGACTTGTCAATAAATTTTATTATATCCAGCAGGAGAATCTGTTTTTTCGTACTGCCTTTAAGAATGATGATCAGAACTGCCTGAGGGATCACGACTTTCATCTGATCCTTCAATTTTATACAGACCAGATTGAACAGAAGACCGGAGAGAAAATTTCAGAGCATTTGCGTTTCTTACTGGAAATGTATTGCCAGGGTTCCATCTATATGACTGTACAGTGGGTTCTTGGAAAGCTGAAAGGAACTCCAGAAGAAATTGCACGCTCTCTGGTTGATGCTATGCCTCTGAAACTAATGGAAGTATTTAAGGTATTAAATCTATTGTAAAGTGACAAATTTGACAGTTTTTCACTTTCTATTTTTATGAAAAATTGTTAAAATCAAAACAAAGGAGAGTGATACAAATGGCAAATAGAATTATGCTGAACGAAACATCTTATCATGGGGCAGGAGCAATCCAGGAAATTGCAGCAGAAGCAAAGGCAAGAGCTTTCAAAAAAGCATTCGTCTGCTCGGATCCGGATCTGATCAAATTCGGAGTCACAGGAAAGGTGACAGACGTTCTTGACAAAGCTGGGCTTGCTTATGAAATTTATTCTGACATCAAAGCAAACCCGACCATCGAAAATGTACAGAATGGTGTTGCCGCATTCAAAGCTGCCAAAGCAGATTACATTGTTGCAATTGGCGGCGGTTCTTCTATGGATACCGCAAAGGCAATCGGTATTATCATTGCAAATCCGGAATTTGAAGACGTAAGAAGTCTGGAGGGTGTGGCGCCTACAACAAAACCCTGTATTCCAATCATTGCCGTTCCGACAACTGCAGGAACAGCTGCAGAAGTTACCATCAACTATGTGATCACAGATGTGGAAAGAAAAAGAAAATTGGTCTGTGTGGATCCGCATGATATGCCGATCATTGCGATCGTTGATCCGGATATGATGTCCTCTATGCCAAAGGGACTGACTGCCTCTACCGGTATGGATGCACTGACACATGCCATCGAAGGTTATACAACCAAAGGAGCATGGGAGATGACAGATATGTTCCACTTAAAAGCGATCGAGATCATTTCCAGATCTTTGAGAAGTGCAGTAGCAAATGAAAAAGAAGGACGGGAAGGAATGGCTCTCGGACAGTATATCGCAGGGATGGGATTTTCCAATGTCGGCCTTGGAATTGCGCATTCCATGGCACATACATTAGGAGCTGTTTATGATACGCCTCATGGTGTCGCATGTGCGATGATGCTTCCAATTGTTATGGAATACAATGCAGATTGCTCCGGAGAAAAATATCGCGAAATCGCATGTGCTATGGGCGTGAAAGGTGTAGATGAGATGTCTGCTGACGAGTACAGAAAAGCTGCTGTGGATGCAGTACAGAAACTTTCTGTAGATGTAGGAATCCCAACAAAACTGGAAGCACTCAAAGAAGAAGATCTTCCGTTCCTTGCCGAATCTGCGCACGCAGATGCATGTGCACCAGGCAATCCAAAAGATGCCAGTGTAGAAGATCTGAAAAACTTATTCAGAAAACTGATGTAAACAGAACCAGACAGGACAGCCGTTGAAAGAGATGGCAATCCTGTCTTTTTTACTTTTAAAAGTTTATTAAGCTAAAGCGTTAATTTGCCAGTTCTTTAAAAAAATAAAGAAAACAGTGCAAAACCTATTGACAATTTATTAAAAAAGTATAAAATATCTATAAAACAGAGTGCACTCTATTATAAAGAAATGGGAGATGAAAATTTTATGGCAACTTTTATAACAGGGCTTGTAATACTTTTACTTGGAGGCTGGCTGTACGGGAAATTTGTAGAGCATGTCTTTAAACCTGACGATCGCGAGACTCCAGCCGTACGAATGAAAGACGGTATTGATTATGTTCCTATGAATAAATGGAAGAACGCATTGATCAACCTCTTAAATATCGCAGGTACTGGTCCGATTTTTGGGCCGATTCAGGGGATCTTGTTTGGACCAATCGCATTTATTACCATTCCAATCGGATGTGTGATCAGCGGTGCAACACATGACTATTTAAGCGGAATGATGTCACTTCGCCAGAATGGTGCACAAATGCCGGGAATCATCCGGAAATTTCTGGGAAATAAAACCTATCAGGTGTATAATATTTTCCTTTGTTTTCTGATGCTTCTTGTTGGTGCTGTTTTCACCTATACCCCGGGAGATCTATTCGCAGGACAGATTTGCGGATTTCAGGATGTCAATGTATGGACATGGGTAATTTACGGAGTGATCTTACTTTACTATCTGGTCGCAACTTTGTTCCCGATTGATAAGATCATTGGTAAGATTTATCCGATTTTCGGTGCGATTCTGCTCTTATCGGCAGTCGGAGTATTTGCTGGAATCTTTATTCAGGGATATCAGCTTGATAATATTGATTTCAGCCATGGTCTCAAAGGAATTTTTGATGTGTATCCGATCTTTGATGCAGAAGGAAATTCGGGAGCAGGAACAAAATTCATTCCTGTCTTTTTCGTAACAGTAGCCTGTGGAATTACATCTGGTTTTCACTCTACACAGTGTACTTTAATTGGACGCTCTGTAGAACATGAAAAAGAAGGACGCACAGTCTTTTATGGAATGATGATTCTGGAAGGCCTGATCGCCATGATCTGGGCAGCAGCAGCTATGGGACTTTACAACAGCGGTTCTACTGCCGGAGCTACCGCAGCAGTTGGCGAAGTTGCAAAAGGTCTGCTTGGTCCTGTGGGAGGAATCATCGCAATCCTCGGTGTGATTGTTCTTCCAATCACATCCGGAGATACAGCCCTTCGTTCCTGCCGTCTGATGGTTGCAGATTACCTGCACATTGATCAGAAAACCAGAAAAAATCGTGTACTTGTGACATTGGGAATTTTTATTCCTGTCATTTTGATCCTTGTTTTTGCAAAAATGAATGCAGAAGGATTTAATATCCTCTGGAGATATTTTGCATGGAGCAACCAGACCATCGGAGTTTTCGCATTTGCTGCAATTACTATTTATCTGATGGCGAAAAAGGGGGCAAAAAAAGGAATCTATCTGATTGCATTGATTCCAGGAAGTTTTTATATGTTCATCATATCTTCTTTCATTTTGAGTCAGAAAATTGGATTTGGTCTGCCAATGACAGTTGCTTATATTATCGCAGGTGTTTTGACCGCTCTCTATTTTGCCGGTCTGATCAAGCTTGGCAGAAAATATGCTGCCAGCCATGAGGAAGAGTAACCTTTTCTCTATGAAACTGTTTTCTTAATATTTACATAAAAGTTCCTTCTGCGTTATAATATTTATTATAAGCTCAAAAGAAAGAAGGAATTGAAAATGAAAGTTTTGATGTTAAATGGAAGCCCGAGAAAAGAAGGCTGCACGTATACCGCACTTATCCAGATTGCCGGGGTTTTAGAGAAAAACGGAATCGAAAGCGAAATTTTTCAGGCTGGAACCCCGGAACTTGAAAATGTAAGAGCAGCTGCCGAAAAGATGAAAGAGGCAGATGCTCTGATCGTCGGCTCTCCGGTATACTGGGCATCTCCAAGCGGGCAGATCATTGAATTTATGGATAAGTTCTGTTCTCTTGCCGGAAAAGATATGTTGCTGAAACCTGCTGCCGCCATTGCATCCGCAAGACGCGCCGGCACCACAGCAACCTTGGATGTCCTCTTAAAATACTTTTCATTCCACCAGATGCCAATCGTTTCTTCCAACTATTGGAATATGGTACACGGCAACACTCCGGATGAAGTACTTCAGGACAAAGAAGGAATTCAGATCATGCATGTTCTCGGCAAAAATATGGCATGGCTTCTGCATTGTCTGGAAGCCGGAAAAAATGCTGGAATTTCAAAACCGGAATCAGAAGAGAAGGTAAAGACAAACTTTATCCGTTAAATCTCTGATTTTTCAACACATCCCGGATCGTATTTCATCCGGGATGTGTTTTTTTTCTCAAAAAATACGATTTTCCCACCTCTAAAATATTAAATGTCCTCTTTCACAGTCATGACTGCACTGGTAATAGGAACTCTCAGCATATGCTCATTTCTGATATCGGATGTTTTCTGCAGGCACCGGTCTAGATATCCATTCAAAATCGTCAGCGGTGTACGCAGATCATGGGGGAGTGCAGTGCTCAGATCCTGATTGGCCTTTCTGCTTGCTGTCTCCTGCCGGATATTTTTATCCCTTTCTTTTCTATTTTAAGCTGTTTGATCTGTGTATATTATAGCGAATTTAAAAAAATACTATTTTTCTTAAGCATTTTTAAGATTTATTGATTTTCAAAGATTCCCGTGGTTGACGCAAAAACTTCAAAAAACGTGTCAACCACGGGCTTTTTGTCGAATAAAATGCACTCAAAAAAGAATTGATTTCAGGTAGAATAATCGAACCGTTTACAACACACTTACAACAAATCCATTTCTATTTTTTCAATCTCTTTTCTTAAATCTTCCAGTGTTCGGTGGCCATAAGTGTCATTCGTGATATCACCTATCTTATGTCCAAGCATTCTTTTCCGATCATTCTCCATGACTTTATATTTTTCACACAGCCTTGAAAATGTGTGCCGGCAATCATGGGGAGTATGTTTTTCAATTCCAAGTGTGGCCAGTTGAGTATACATCTTGTCCCGGAATATATCGATTCTATCAGGCAGGAGCGCTCCATGTGTTTTCATCCGGTGTTTCACAAGGTCAAAAATACCCGAATGAATAGGAACGGTTCTATTTTTCCCAGCATCTGTTTTTATTCCACCGAAAAAATAACGTTCTTTCAAATTCACTTCTAAAGTCTTATATTCCGATATTCGAAAGCCAGAGTAGCACATGATCAAGATCATCTCAGACGCTTCATTTTCTTTCGTTTCCCACAATTTCTTCAAATCTTCATCAGTAAATGGAATGCCATGCTCGTCATCGTCATCCTGTGTGATTTCGACATAAGATGAATAGTCTTTTGTACATAAATTGTTTGCCATAGCATACTTGTACATGTGATAGTATAGATTTTGGATGTGTTCTATGCTGGCGTGTCTGAGTGGACAAGCGTCCATTACTTCCTGCAAATCGTCTGTAACAAGCTCTGCGAAAATTCTGTTGTGTAGGGCAGCAGAGTTCTTGAATCCTGCGCGTAGCGTATACTCCAAGCTGGTACGTTTTACTTTTTTCGCATCGTATTCATGTCCAAACTTTTTGACATTGAATTTACGAAATACTTCCGCAAATGTTAATTGAGGCTCTTCCTTTGCTTTAATTCCCTGCACTTGATTGTAATTTGCAAGCAGAGACTGGATAAAATCCTCCGCATTCTTTTTGTCATCCACCTGGATATCATTTTCCATGCCGGGAGTATAGGTGCCGGCTTTGTATGCTGTAAGAACTGCAAAGCCGATCATCCAGTCAGAAACATAGCATATTGCTTTCTGTGGCTTCATTTGCCCGTTTTCGTATTCTTCTTTAGCTGGCGGGTAAACGCCGTAAGGATTGCGGCGCCCTTTGCCGAGAAAGCGTATCTGGCCGTAACCATTGGGCAAACGAGGATGCTTTTTTCTTTTGGCCATATTATCATCTCCTTTAAATTTAGGTATAAAAATAACAGCCAGCACATGAACGAATGTTCTGGATTGTGTAGCTGCTCCGAAGATGATACAATATTCTTGGCTTCAGATTGCATATCTTCAGATATGTAGACCGTCTCAGTGTTGGTAGCACTGGGGCGGTATTTTATTGCAGTTTTTATTTTAATAAATCATCAATACAAATTTCAAAATCTTCATATATTTTCAATTTGAGTGTATCATGAAAAGGAATGATCACCGGCGCGACATCTTCCTCATATCGGTATACCGTTGTGCGTTCTCTGGCAGGATCCACAATCCAATACTCGCGAACACCTGCATCGGCATAAAGTGCATTTTTTGTAGAATAATCCATTTTACGGCTGCTCGGTGAAACGATTTCGATGATAAAGTCAGGTGCTCCTTCACAGCCACGGTGCGAAATTTTGTTGGAATTGCAGACAATGCTGATATCAGGCTCCACATAATTGGAATCATCATCCTTAATAAAAACAGCAAATGGAGCAGGATAAACTTTGCAGTTACCGTGCTTTTTACTGATATAGTTTTGCAACTCAGTTGTAAATAAAGCAACTAATTCCTGATGCAATGGGGATGGCGGCGCCATGTTATAAATTTGTCCGTCAATCAGCTCCGCTCGTTGCCCATCTGGAAGAGCATAGATGTCATCGATTGTATGTGTAGTTGTTTTTAATAATGGCATAGGAAAACCTCCAATCTTTAAAGACTAAAGTATAGTTTCATTTTATAAATTATCCAACCGGGTGGCACTCCGGTATCTCTTTAAGACCACTAGGGCGTGATAGCTGCCTGTTCTATCCTTGGAATTTAATCTCATTATAACAAAAAAGCCCGAGTATAAAAACTCAAGGCTTTTTGTGACCAGAAACAAGTCATTTGCTAATTAGTTATATTATATGTAGAAGCCTTGGTAAATATTAAATTATTAAAATTTGATCGGATACTTAGTCTCTATAATAAATCATCTATTATATCCCAAAAATCGACCTCATTAACGATAGTGAGCTGTTGCCCATCCTTTCTTTTAGCTATAGCATCCTCTATTTTACGACCGTAGCATGAAAAAGCCCAGCAAGGATTTCCGTCATTTCCAACAATAAGATACCGAGTTTTCTTTGTAATGTTATTGTTGAATTTGCCACCGAGAGATTCGACAAGTTCTGCAATATCATTTCTTTTGGCTCTTGTGGATTGTCCTGTAAAGCAAAACAGATTATCTTTAAATTCTATTTCTTGACATACAGCGCAAATTCCTTGAATGCTATATTTCTCTTTTAAAGCATCTAATTCAGGCTGATTCAAGTTATAGGAAGTTGTAAGATCAATGAAATTACTCAAATAGGCCTTAAGGATATTCCGCTCTTCGTCTGTAATCTTCCCGTCCGCAAGAATTGTGAGCAAAAGACTTTCTATTTCATCAAATGGGTAGCAACCGGAAAGATACTCGTTTGCAGAAATCCATTTGTTTAATGTAGAAATTTCTTCATTTGTGATTTCGCCATCAGCCAAGATTCCGTGGATAAGTCCTTGTAAAAACTGAAGAGACGAAGTAAGTAAGTCATAATAATCGGAATCGGATACGAAATTATTACACAACCAAACAATATCATTCGCCTCAGAAGAGGTTACAACTCCATCTTCATATGCTTCTTCAATCATAGGAATAAGTTCGCTAAATGGATGGCGATTCACTAAATGCTGATGAGACATACACCAGTGACTTAATTCGTTTACCTCATCTTCACTTATTTGATAATCTGTCGTAATTCCTGCAACGATACCTTTTAAGGTGTTGATAGCTTTATGTAGTTCAGCTGGGGTGGTAAAACATCTGTAATCTTCTAATTCGGATAAATTTTTCATTAGTTCCTCTTTTCTCCTGTACCTTAACACCACATAACTTCTATATAAACGCTATAGCGTTTATATCATTTAAAATCTTTCATCCTCAATTCAATCATCTTCTTATGATATCCAAACAATCTGGAAAATTGATCCGTAGTAAAATCCAGATGTTCTTCAATATCAGAATCTTGAATAAGTAAATTCAAAGCGAAACGATCAGCTTCCGTTTCAAATTTGTTTGTCACAAAATTTGTTCTCGTATCCATGAATATAGCGTTGCTATCTTTATGTAAGAACAAATGGCCAAGTTCATGAGCAATCACAAATAATAGTTCATTTTCTGGCAATCGTTCATCCACATATATAATGTGATTCCTTTGAAAATAATGGTAAAATCCTCGAACACCTTCTAATGGATGTCGCACAAGGATTATATCCATTGCTTTTACAATCTCAAGTGGATTTCTTGTGCCGTACTTTCGAACGATTTGATTTACTCGTTCTTTAATGTCCATAAGTATCAATCCTTTTTATACTTTTTAGGTGTGTACTTTTCTTTGTTTTTCTGTTTCGCCATTTCCATTCCAATTTTCATAGCGGAAAGAATAGATTCTATTGCTTCTGGAGAGGCTGGATCACCATCAAACATTAAACCATCTTGCTTTAGAAGTGCTTCTGTATCACTTAAAATAGCTTCTATTTGTTTGGAATCTCTTTTTGTGAGAGATGATTTTTCTACATTCGCATCATTTCCGTAAAAATAGGATAGCGGAACATTGAAATATTCACATATTTTTTCAATTTTATCTTTCTTAGGTTCGCTCTTACCATTTTTCCAGTCAGAAAGAGTTGCTGTTGAAATACCCGTTTCTTTGTGAACTCTATACGGAGTTACTTTGTTTTCTTTTAAAAGTGCTTCAAATTTTTCATACATGTTATGCCTCCAAAAATAAAACGGAAAAATTTCATAAATCAATATTGACTATGAAAGAAAACCGTGATATATTAGAGATACGAAAGAAACCCGTGATAATTCAACGGTGTTCGTATCTCGGAAATATGTTTTAATCTAGCTGGTAACTTGACTATATCATATTTCCGATATAAATTCAATATTTTATCACGGAAAGGTGGTGCAAAAATGTACAAAAAATTTAGCGAATTGCTGTTAAAAACAAACAAAACAATTTATAGAGTGGCAAAGGATACAGGAATAGCCACAGCTACTTTATATGACTGGAAAGATGGAAAAAGTAAGCCGAAAGTAGAAAAACTAAAAGTCTTAGCCGATTACTTCGGTGTAAGTGTTGAGTATTTTTTGGAGTAGGAGGTGTGAGTAAGAAATGTGGATTCCAAAATGGTATTGGGAGGCTCAAATAAGACAGCGAGACGAACTCGAAAGAAGGGTAAATAGGTTAGAGCTTATTCTGTTGCAAGATGCGAAAAATAAAATCGCCAGCCTCAAAGATGAAGAAGCTGGCACAAATAAAAAAGGCATGTATGATATTTGCATCTTGGAAAGGAATTATATCAATTCAAGAGATTCTTTAGTTCAAATGTCTGTTGAATTGCCCGGCCACGATTGGTGCGAATTATCAAATTCACCTTATTGGACAGAGGTGGAAAATTTTCTTTCTCGGAAGAAAAATAAAGATAGCCAGAATCTCCACATAGCGGCGGAAGGTTTATTGGAAAATCCATAGAAAAATAATCATGCTGACTGCGAATAACATTTCCTACACGGGTAGATTCTTCTTTCACTTTTTGAGGAATCTTACAAGCAGTGTATTCATTGCCATCGATAAGTATGGAAATTTCGTTAATAGATAGTGGCATAGTAGATTTATTTGAAAACTGCATGTGCACCAGCAATCCGTGTGGATTGGTCCTGTACGCATTTAACTCAGAATATAGACGCTTTCTGCTTTTAAAGAAAGAGCAAGTCCAGGTTCCAAGTGTTCCGATAGATGCGAATATAGATAATGCGAATGCAATGTTTTCTTGAGTAAAGATATCAGAAAATTTATTCATTCAAAAAGCTCCTTTCGTAATACTCGGTGTTGCAACACCTGTAGTTACAGTATAGGAGACACGGAAACAAATGACAATAAAAAAACTAAAAATCCTAGCAGATTACTTCGGCGTATCAGTGGATTATTTTCTTGAGTAGGAAGCGAGGTGAGAAAGATGGGGCAAATGAGTAGAAAAGAATTATTGGATGTGGTACAAGAATTGATCTTCATTCTTAGTGAAAGGAAAATAACACCAAGAGAAGCGGAGACGGTGGGATATATTTTTGAAAAAAGCATAAAGGAGAACAATAAAAGAGAAAAGGAGCGGTACATGGAAGAAGGTGTGTTCTCGTGGAACTCTCCCGAAACACAGAAGAGTTCCATACATTAAGGATTTATGGCTGCTTTTAGTGTGTCAGGTAATAGCATATCGGATATCTCCATTACGGTAGCCAAGGATTTAAGTCCAGTCTTTTCACAAATGGTGTGAATTTTATCCCATGTAGATTGAGGACGGATAGAATCGAGAAATTGATGCCCTTCATATGTTAATCGGTTTACTAAAAGACAATAAATGGTAGGGCCAGCATAAGAAATAGAACATTTGATAAAGCCGGCTTCATTAAGAAGAACTAAGGTATAGGCGATAGATGATTTTGAATGTTTGAGCATTTCAGAAGAACGACAAATGTTGTCTAAATTCAGATGATGAAACTCCAAATCATCGTCTAGGACAAGCCATTTTTCTAATGTAAGAAGAGTGTCTCGGACGCAGTCTAAATCAAGAGTCATAATGAAATCTCCTTTCTCAACATACTCGACATTGGAAGATGCCGGTATCTACAGTATAGGAGACAAAAGGAAAAAAGACAATAGAGAAAGAGGAGAAACAATGAGATGATATGTATTGAATGCGGAAATGAAAAAATAGAGAGCGAGGACAATTTTTGCGTTGTGTGTGGAACAAAACTAAAAGAAATATGCAAATGTTGGGTATTAAAAAAGGACAACTACAATTGTGGAGAAAGTAGTTGTCCAGGATACAAAATATTAATGAAAGCAAGAAGCGTTTAGTAATTAGGATAAATGATCTTTCTTGCAGTTTCACTCATCACATCAACAAGAAGCTGATGCATAGAGTCTTTCACAATTTGTCCGGCTTTCGATATTCCATTTTTGTATTTAGCAACAGCAACAGGGGTTTCTGGAAGATCAACAAGTAAACAGGGAATCGCGTTTTTGATTAATTCTTTAGTATCATCATCAAGTTCAGTGTCCAGAGAAATCAATTCAAGAGCATTATCTAAGATTTTCTGAGTCCATGGATAGGGGACTCCGCAATTGTAACAATATGAATCAACAGATGTTGTTCCACTAAATACAAGGGTACCATAGTCATACTCGCCACGAATATTAGCGCCGCAATTTGGACAAGAAGTTATTGTTTTGGCACCACATTTTGAACAGAAAGATTGATTTGATTCCGGATGAGAATCGAAGCAATCGTTAATCAAGTGACCATTAGTACATACTTGAGCAATATGATAGTATCCCATATTAAAAATTCCTTTCGTAATACTCGGTGTTGCAACACCTGTAGTTACAGTATAGGAGACACGGAAACAAATGACAATAAAAAACTAAAAATCCTAGCAGATCACTTTGGCGTATCAGTGGATTATTTTCTTGAGTAGAAAGCGAGGCGAGGAAGATAAACATACAGGAAGCAGTAAAACAGGCAGTGGAAGAAAGAAAATACATAACATTGCCAGAGTTTGAAGGTGGGGCGAAAATCAAGCCAACAAATGGGCGAGGAAATTGTATTGTAATGAATGCTGATGGAAGTAATCCATCAAAATACGGATGGCAACCATCAGCAGATGAATTGATAAGAGACGATTGGTTATTGGTTGATTAAATCCATGATCGTATCTCTTTGATAAAAGAGTAACCTTTTCTTAAAAGTGTATCTTCTTCAACGGAACAGATGGCATTTGGAAGTAAAGTGGTTTCGTAAGCGACATCGTCAGCTTTAAACACATGGACAAGCCATCTTCATCCAGTGTAAACAAAGCATCAGAAATAAAATCGTCATCAAGTTCTGGATAAAGAGACTTGAAAGATTCAAATGTAAATACACGCTTATGATCTTTTGCGTAAGACTTTACCATGTATTTCAAGAATTGACTTTTGAGATTATTAAGCTTCATGTCTATTCTCCTTCTTGTTTACTCGGCATTGGCAGATGCCTGTATTAACAGTATAGGAGATAAACCAAAAGAAAGCAATCCCGCCACGGAAGTTACGATGGCGATTAAACATAGAGAGGAGAAAAGATGGAAATTGTAATAGCAAGCGTTATCTGCTCAATCATAACATCAATTGTAACAAGCCTTATTATCACAAGGGAATCTTTAAATATTATGAGAGATGAAGCGGATAGAGTGTTTAAAATGAACTTAAATTTTGTCAGAGATGTTGTAAATATGTTGGCTGATAGATTTGGAACAACTCGGAAATAAAGGCTAATGGACAACATACTTTAGACAATCCAACCTGCATATATAAGTGAGGTGATAAAAAATGGACACTACAATTGCGTTAAAAGAAACATTAAAAACTGCAGAGATTGCAAAGATTACCGGTTGCTCCGTGAATGAAGTACGATACCGCATGAGACATAACATCTGGACATTTGGAGTCGTGCGGAAGACCGGGGCAGTAAAGAAACACTATGAAGCTACTATTTCCGAAGTGGCTGAGTTCTTCAGACTGAGCCGGGAGGAAGTGATCAGGAGGTTAAACGATGGGAAATAAGAGATTAACCATACAAAGAGTTGATCAATTCATCAGGCTCCTGGGAGCAACTGAAAAAGTGAACGGGTATGCAGAACAGCAGAAGCAGCATGCGATTGCCTGTTCAAATAATTATTGCAGGGAGTTGGAGTATCAAAATAGAAAATCAGTAAAAATCAAAGGAGAAACAGATGGACCAAAGGATCTTGAACATGACAGCAGGGCAAGTTCTGGAATACGGAGCACTTGTCAGCAGGAGGGATGAACTGAGGCAGCTTCAGGAAAATGAAGAAGTAACTGCAGAATTAAATCTGATAGAGGAGAGGATCAAAGAACTTGGATTTGAATGAAGAGAAGGAGAGGAAACAGATATGGATCATTCGTTGGCAGTCCGGCAGAATACGGAGCGAATATGGAACATACGAAGAGGCGAAACAGGTAGCAGAAGAAATCGGAGGAGAGTACATCATTGTATGAGCTTCAGGGAGAGAAGAAAGATTCGGTACACTTTGGAACTGTTGCGGATTCTGGAAGCGGCTGCAGCAGTATGCACAGTGATGATGATAGAAGCGGGAACATTGTGGATAGGAATGATACTCGTTATTTTGGTGATTGAGTTCTGTTGCCGATACATAGAAAAAAGTATAAAAAAGTAGTGCACCTGCCGCAAACAGATGCACCGGATATTTTGCCAATACAAACAAAATAAAAACTCATTTATATTGTACACCTGTATTGGCAAAATGTCAAAGAAAATGAGAGCAAAAAGCTCCCGTTTTTCACTTGATAAGAATATTAAACTTAGGAGCAAAACAGGATGTATAAACGAAAGAGTTATGACCTGGGAGACATCAGAGAAGTGATGGAGTATCACAATGGGAGATATGGTGCTCCGGGAATGCCGAGAATGAAAAAGAAGAAAGCCACACCAGAGCAGATCAGGAAAGTGAATCAGTGGAATAAAGAACGGCAGTGCTGGAGAAAGATGAAGCTGAACTTTCAGGATAATGACTACTGGGTGACATTGACTTATAAGCCGGAGAACAGGCCAGAAGATATGGAGAAAGCAGCAAAAGACATCAGGAAGTGGCTCAATAAAGTACGGACACAATACAAGAAACGGGGAGCAGAACTGAAATGGATGCTGCATACCGAGATTGGAAGCCGGGGTGGTGTTCATCATCATCTGGTCATCAACCGGATTCCGGATGCAGATTTGATTATGCGAAAGGTATGGGACAAGGGTGGAGTCCACATGGATTTAATGTATGACGAGGGTGGGTTTCGAAAACTGGCCGAGTATTTAAGTAAAACGCCGGATGAAGAAAACAAACTGAGAGAGAGCCGGTACTCCTGCAGCAGAAATCTGAAGATTCCGGTTGCGGAAGTAAAGACATATAAAAGAAAAACATGGAGTGACGAGCCGAAACCGCCAAAAGGCTATTATCTTGACAAAGAAACATACCATGAAGGAATCAATCCGGTAACAGGATACAAATACCGAAGATACATCCTGATCCGTTTGAACAGGAGAATTTGATATGAAAGCATTGAATATTTACATACGGACAAGTCTGACGGGGCCATGTATCAAAGATGGGTGCTGGGCGGCTGCAATCGAATATCAGACAAGGAAAGGTCCGGCAGTCAAAGGAATATGTGGGGCGGAGAAAGAGACAACGTATTATCGCCTGGTACTGCTTGGAATCGTAGAATCCTTAAAAACACTAAATACGGCATGCCATGTGACCTTATATACAGACTGTATTTTTATCAAGAATATGATTGAAAACGGAAAACCGGAGCAGTGGAAACGGTCAGAGTGGAGAAAGCCATCTGGAAAGGGTATCAAGAATCCAGAATTATGGCAGCAGTATCAGGAACTGGCAGAACGGCATGAAATAACCGTCAGATTTAGTAAACATCACGATTACGTGGAAAATTTAGAGGGATTACTGGAGGAAAAACAGAATGTTTGATGTATTTGGAAATTTTGATTCTGTGGAGGAATTGAATGCGTGTGCAAAAGGATTATTAGAGGAACAGGATCTGGAGCATTTAAAAGTACTGGCAGAGGAAAATGGGATTCCGGATGGAATCCGGGAAGTGTATGAGCAGCATTTATCAGAAGAGCTGGTAGATTTAGTAAATGCGGCCATTGGAAAGCTGCAGGTCGAGCTAAAAGAGGAAACAGACGGGATGCCGGCAGGAGAGATCGTCTCGTATCTGTCTATGAGATGTTTTGAAAAAGAAGCTCTGGCCAGAGCTATAAGAAGAAAGAACCGGACACTCAAAGAGTGCCTGCAGAATATCCGAAAAGAAGCGGAAAAAAGAATCAAAGAAAGAAGCGGGACGCAAGTGGTGCAAATGCCGGATCTGGAAGTATTTTCCATGGCAGAAGAATACTATCTGGAGGTGGAGAAATGAGACGAGGAGAGTTATTAAAGCTTCCAGAGTTAAAAGTAACGGAAACTATGCGAAAGACAGTCAGGGAAGATCAAGGACATCAGGTACTAAGATGTGGAAGACCACCTGTCTGGAGTGCAACATATTATTGGTTCTATCGTGCCAAGAAGACAGAAACGGTTTTAGAGATCGATGTATTTACAAGGGATATGATCTTGGCTGGCACAGCACATCCGGAATACCGGCTATTCCTTTTGGAAGAAAACAAGTACTACACCTATGACAATTTGTGTGAGAAGTGGAGAACTGCAAAAATAGATAACTTAAGCTACATGGAAGGATGTGAAGAGATACAACAAGGGTACTGGTACAGTAGCAGAAAAGTGTGGATACGAGAAGAGGACCGAAAACGGATCTCAGAATTTTGTCACAACGGAAAGGAAGAACCACGTGCAGCAATCGCAAGATGGCAAAATTACAGTAAGGGCAGAAAAGAAATTGACGAAATTGATTCTGAGATGGCACTGGTGCCGGAACTGCCAAAAGATTTTGAAGATTTTGTAGATCGGGAAGTCCTTCCACAGTATTTGTTTTATGATGCCGGAAGAAAGGTAACAAAAGGGTATTGCACACATTGTGGAAGAGAAGTAAAAATCAGGAATCCACACTATGGAGACGAGGGCGAATGTCCATCCTGCAGACATCCCATTACCTACCGAAGTCGAAAGAAAGGCGGAAATGTTCACGCAAGAGGATATGCAGGACTCCTGCAGAAAACAAAAGAGGGGTATGTATACCGATATTTTGAGTGTTATCGGAAATTCAGGAATGGACAAAAGGGAGATGGCGGGTACTGGGAGCTGATACGGATCACGTATGACCGGAATTTAAAAAAGATTCATGAATTTGAATATGAACAGTATAAGCAGACAGACTGGGTTCGGTGGTGTTGCAGAGACGGATGGAGATATTATGCAAAAGTGGTAGAGCATGAAGCAATCCTCTATAACCGGAATCTCAAGCAGATCTTAAAAGGAACACCGTTTCAGTATTCTGCAATGGAACGTTTTGTGAAACATGGGAAATATCGGGAAAAAATGTATTTGGATCAATATCTGGAGGGATACCGGTATATGCCTGGAATCGAACAGCTGGTAAAGTGTGGGTTTTACAGAATTGTCAAAGAAAAAATGCAGGGGTACAACACAGGAAACTTAAAGAAGAAAGAGAGGTCTTGTAAAAAGATACTGGGGCTAAACGGGGAATACTACCAGCTGTTGGCTGGAAAGAATCCAAGCACAAGGGAATACAACACCACTTATAAAATGCAGGAAAAGGGATTGCATCCAACATGGCAGCAGGTTCAGTTTTTTGCAAGGTTTCCGAGGAATTTCACCAGGTATATCCGGTATACCACCATTCACAAGATGGAACGGTACATCAAAGAAGTGTTAGGAGAAGATGAGAGACAAGCCGTGGATTATCACGATTATCTGAAGATGGCAGAGGAACTGGGGTACAACATGCGAGAGCCGTGGATCTTATTCCCGAAGAATTTGAAGCAGCGTCATGAAGAGTTGATTGAAGAGAGCAGAGAACGAGAAATAAAAGCCAAAGAAGATTTGGACAATAAAAAAGACAAAAAGTACGAGCAATACAGAAAACGGGACAGCTATCTGGAAATGGAAACAGAACAATTTTTATTGAGGCTTCCGAAACGGATCCATGAAATCCGGCAGGAGGGAAATGCCATGCATCATTGCGTTGCCACGTATATTGACCGGGTGGCCAAAGGGGAGACAACGATTCTGTTCCTGCGAAAGAAGCAGAATCCGGAAACACCGTTTTACACGATGGAGGTAAACAATGGAGCCATGATACAGTGCAGGGCAAAATATAACGGACCTATGACAGAGGAAGTGAAAGAATTTGTCGAGCTGTTCCAAAAAAAGAAGCTCAGGAGCACAGAAAGGAAAGCAGGATAGATGGAGGAATTACAGACAATCAGTACACTGCAGGGAGTAGAAATTGCATTACGAAAAGAACTGGAACATATAGCAGAGGGATACATTAAAGTCGGGTATCTCTTAAAAAAGACCAGAGATGCAGAGTTTTATAAAGAGAAGGGGTATGCAGATGTTTTTGAGTTTGCAAAGGAAACCTTCAATATCAGCAGGACGTGGGCAATTCGGTTCATGCAGATCAATGATACATACAGTATTGATGGGAACAGCCCGGAAATTCAGGAGAAATACCGGGGATATGGCAGCAGTAAGCTGTCTGAAATGTTGGCATTGCCGGAAGAAGTGCGGGAAGTGGTACCAAGAGATGCCACGGTACGGGAAATCCGGGAAGTAAAAGAAGTTATCCGGGAAACAGAAGATCGTTATTCGCCGCAGATGAGCCTGTGCGACATCGCACCAGAAGAACACCATGGAAGCTGGACGGAAACGTTAGTGTATGAATTTTTCAAAGGAGAGGGAAAAGGCTGCTTTGAAAAAATGGCTAAATGGATATGGGCTGACGAGTCAAAAGAAGCAAGTACGATCAACCGGAAGATCATGGGAATTGTGGCTCCAACAAAATTCCGGATGTTTCGGATGCAATTTGCAAATGCACTATTCAGTGAATTTCAGATTCGGATCATGCCATACAACGGCAGGGGAGAACCAGAAGAGATGAGCTATCTGGAGTTGGCCAAAACATTTGAACAGACCTTTTATCCGGAAGGCAGGAAGACTTCTGATTCAGAAGCCTATGAAAGAGTTTATCAGGTGCCGCTGAGAGAAAAGAAAGAGAGGGAAGTCTTAAAGACAGAACCATTAAAGAAAAAGGCAGAACCTGCAAAAGCACAGGAAACTTTGGAAGAGCCAAAAGAAACAGAAGAACAGATTCCAGGACAGATGGAAGTGGAAGATTATCAGGAACTGATGCCGGATGCTCCGGTTATAAATCTTCCGGAAGAAGAAAAACAGGTACATGAGATCACAGAAGAGGTGGTCCAGGAAGGGGAAGTCATAGAAGACATCTTAAAATCCGGGGATTCGGAGAAAATCATCCAGCTTCTGAAGAAAGAATTTGCCTGGCCAAAAGGCGGATGGGACAACTGGAAAAAGAAAGTGATTACTTTATGAGTATTGATTATAGTGATATGGCGTTTCCTAAGCCGAAAAAGAAGAAAAAGAGAATCAGCCATCCGAAAAGCATTTTGAACACAGAAAAGGGAGTGTGCTATCTCTGTGCCAATCTGTATGGAGACTATCGGCAGCAGTATACCGAGGAACACCATGTATTGTTTGGATCCGGGATGAGAATTCTATCGGAAGCCGGGGGATTGAAAGTGTATTTGTGTGAACCGCACCATAAAAGCGGGAAAGAAGCTGTACATAATTGCAGAAAGACAAGAGAACTGCTTTGCGAGATCGCACAGAGGGAATATGAAAAGTCACACACACGGAAAGACTGGATGAAGATCAGCAAGAAAAATTATCTGGATCAGCAAGAGTTGATGAAAGAACCGCAAAATGAAAAGCAGAAAGAAGGACATCCAGGATTCCAATTTTTATAGCATCTCCGGCCAAGTGCCGTGAAGATACAACAGCAGGTACGTCACAAAACCTGTCGTAAGCCATTACATTATCTCCCAGATAACTCTGGGAGAGGAAAGGAGCATCATGTTTATTAAGACGAGCATATTTAAGAGAATATTGAAGGATGCATGGAAAGGTGCAGGACTCACTGTAGGAAAGAAAGAGGAAATGTACTTCATACAGGGAGCCTATTGGATATTATTTGTATATGAGAAGGACTTTACAAGCAAGAATAAGGCAGCAGTCATTGAACTTGTGGGGGATCTTCCGGAAGAGGGCGAAGTATACAGAGCCTATGAAAAAGGAGAAAAGCAGTATGAACTAAAAGTAAGGGATGAGTGGGAATACAAGAAATGGTTATCAGCCAGAGACCGGTATGAGGATACAGAAATCAAATACAGGGGAATGGCAGTGTTACAGAATGTAGAGACAAAAGAGATGAGTTACATACCAGATCAAATTCTGGAATTGGTAAGCCTATCCGAAACAGGTGAGTATGAAGACTTTCCGACAGGACCTATGGGAATGGGATATTTCGTCCTGTGGGTAAATGAGACTGGAATGTTATTGACTGTAAAAACACCGGCAGATGAAGAGAGCAATGGCGGGAAGATTTTAAAAGCATTAGCCAGGCTGGAAATGGAGTAGAAGATGGAAGAGAACAACGTAAAGATCACAGGAAAAATCGTAGAGGAACCAACATATTTGCTGACTGCAAGGGGCGGCAGGAAAATTTATACATCGATTATAGAAATTATGCGGACTAGCGGAGTGCTGGATGTGATACCGATCCAGGTACCGGAAGAACTGGCAGGAGAGATCTGGGATCATGTAGGAGGCAGAATCACGCTCTTTGGAGAATACCGATCATACAATGAAAAGGATGGAGAAAGAAATCATTTGAAATTGTATGTATTTGTAAAAGGAATCAGCGAAGCTGGTGAAGCGGATCAAAACAGAATTGATCTGATTGGATATATCTGTAAACAGCCGCTCTATCGAGAGACACCACTCGGAAAAGAAATCACGGATATTTTAATTGCAGTAAACAGGAAACACAGAAAAAGTGATTATCTCCCGGCAATTTGCTGGTATTCGAACGCAAGGCTGGCAGAAGGGCTTCCAGTCGGAACAAAAGTGAGAGCCATGGGAATGATACAGAGCAGGATTTATGTAAAAGGCGACAGCGAGAGAACAGCTTATGAAGTCTCAATAAGAGAAATGGAAGTGATCGAGTAGTGGAAGGTTACGAGAAATACGCATCCAGGATACAGGAACTTTTATTTGACGGGATGGATGTGCATGAGGTGTGGGTGTACATGAAAGTTATGTTCCAGATTGAGAAAAATGAGATTTGTTTTCGGGCATATCTGGAGAGATCGGGACTGATCTGGTTTGCGGAAGCGGGCAGCAGAAGACAGGTCCAGATACCGGATCTGCTAGAGACCAAGAGAAAACTGGAAATGAATCGAACGAAAATTTCAAAGCCGCTCTGTAAATATCCGGATTGTTTCCGCTGTGTATATCCGGATTGCACATGTAATGAAGGCCTTACGAAAAAAGGGAATGATGAACTGGTTAGGGAGCTGGCGAAGCGATAGGGAAAAAGATTAATGGATGAGGAAAACACGGAGGAATAGCATGGACATGTTAATTACAATCGCATTCTTGACCCTTTACTACATATTGGGACTGGGAACCGTGATTACTTTAAAGACAGGATTGGAGGAGGATGTGGAGCTGGAGTGTGAGGATTATTTAGTAGCGGCATGCTTCCCGATACTGCTGTTTGTGGTGTTTTTGGATTGGATAGTGCGGAGATTATGGAGGTGATACAAGTATGAGAGGGACTTTAAAGTACAGACGCAGCGCAAAGGAAATGAAACGGGATCGGGATGATCACTTTGCCGATCTGGCAGATCATGAACCAACAGAGAATGCCAAAAAGTGGATGCAAAGAGGTGCGTACTCAGTAGAGGACTGCTTAAGAAAATGGGGAGTAGATACGAAAGGGAGTGTTGCCAGTGGACAAGAAGATACTGATTGAGTATGCAGACATGAAAGAAGAGATAAAAGATCTGAGACGTAGGATTGCAGAGGATAAAAAGAAAATAGAGCAACTGAACAAGATTACTGTGCAAGATTCTGTTGCATGTGGAAAGAAAGGCAACAAACCATTGCGAACAGTGAAAATAACAGGCTTCCCACAAAGAGAATATGAAAAACGTGAGTTTTTACTTGAAAAGCGCATTGCAAAGCTGCAGATGTTGGAGACGGATCTTCTGGAGAAACAGATACAGGTAGAGGAATATATAGGACAAATTAAAAAAAGCGAAATCCGGATGATTCTCAGATTTTATTATATTGATGATCTAAGTTGGGTACAGGTCTCACATAGGATGAATGAAGTATTCCCAAAGAAAAGGAAAGCATATACAGAGGACAGCTGCAGATGCAAACATAACAGATATTTGGAAAAATTTGAGAAAACGACGGAAACGACGGTTTTAAAATGTTAATATGGTATAAAGCCGAAAGGAACAAGATGGACGGCTGAGGCGTTTTTAGTTTTCCTCCTAAAGACAACCAGTAAAACCACACACAAATTATAAAAGGCGTCTTGCATGAAAATGCAAGGCGTTTTTTGTACGTTATGTCAATTGTAAAAACAGAACAAATGTTCTATAATGATTAAACCGAAATACAACGAGAATGAGACGCAAATTGTTGATAATTGTCAAAATTTGATATATGATTGAACAAGTGTGGTGAATTAGATCAGGTTTGTGTGGAGGAAAATATGGGGAAAAAGAAGATTAGCTTAGTAATTTATGGCCTTAGTGTTATCAATGAAAAAAATAAACGAATGTTTCTAGACAATCTAATTGAAAATAGAAGTTTACTGAATGTGGTTGAAGAATATATTAAGAAGAATATTTCTCGATATTCGAAAGATTCTTCTAAAGAGATTCTTTTTCAATTTGAGAAAGTGGATACAGAAATTATAAATAATGCTAATGGACAGGAACAATATAAGGTACTGTATGGAAGAGTAAAAACGGGAGAATACGGTATAGAATCAGAATTAGTAGATGTTCAAACAGGTACAATTACTAATAAAACACAAAACCAAGCAGATATGATGCCATTTGGATTTTGTTTGGCTGTTCCTGATGGGAGAATAAATAGTGCAGTTCTTATTTTGCAGACGATGGGTGTGTATGGAATGAAAGTATCGTTGCAAAAGCATTTACAAAAATGTTTGACGGATCAAATGCCAGGGTTACATTTACTATTGCGATCAATTGCACCTAAAGAATATGTTGATAGATATTTCAAGCAGGGAGTATTAAAGAAAATAAGACTAATACGTTATGAAATTCCAGAGGATGAATCAAATAGGTTGGGTATTAATTATGGGGTTAAGCAGACAAAGGAAGAGCGTATAATACATAAGCCGTTGGGATTTATGGAAAGAAAGAAGAAAGCATTTCAGGAATGGTTTGTGGGGCAAAGAAGTTATACAGATATTGTTGAGATTGAGGGGTTCGATTATGATGATTTAAAGTTGGAATTTTCGCTTGGGGAAACTAGTAAAACATTTACTTTAAGGGATATGAATAGTTTGGTAGTAAATGAGGATATTACAAAGAAAGTTAAACAAAAAGGCGGCCATCCAGAATATGATAGTTTAAAGTTGATAATGAGAGAAACGGCGAAAGATTATTTGACGGGGATGGGATTTCTTGATTAGGTGGAATGTAAATGCAGGGATTGTTGAAAAAATTACTTGAACCTCAAAATGTAATGTGGATTGTAGTTGTTTTAGTTATCATAATTAGTAAATTGGGGTTGGGACTTAATTATATTTCTGTTACAGATGTTATTAGAAATCATTTAAACTGTTTTCGTAATGGGAAAAATAAGTTATTAATAATGCCTGTCATTAATTATATAGTTCTTCCGTTTTTGATGGGAGCAGCAACAATGATGGTTCAAGAGATTGATAATGATACAATAAATATTATTACTATTATCATTTCGATTTTAACTGCAATGTTGTTTACTTTATTAACGATGATAATTGATATGACGGCAAAAATAAAAGAAAATCCAAAATATTATAGCATGGAAGCGAAGAGATCGAAGGAAGCTTTACTACAAACTTATTATACAGTCATGTTTGAAATTTTGATTTGTATAGTGCTATTAATATTCTGCTTTTTTAATTGTTTTACCAATGAATTTGGAAAGATTCAAAGTTTTCTGATATATTCATTAACATATATGCTGATTGTCAATTTGTTGATGATAATAAAAAGGATATTTAGAATAATTGATACAGACATGAAAAAATAGTATTTGTTTTTAATTCCAATTGTGATTTATGTATGATTATTCATTTCTTCGTAGACAGAGTATTATTGTAGTTTTGTTTAAAAATGTAGAATATCAGAGATGTTTGGGATAATAAGTAAAAATTAAAAAACACATACTAGAGTAGAAGGTGATAGAATGCTCAATAGTGAAGAAAAGAAACAGAAATCGTAAGATAAGTGGAATGAGAAAGCAGGGTTAGTTCCAAAAACATATAAGATCAACAAGAAAGTAGCAGAAGAGTTTAAGGACGCCTGCAAGGAATCTGGTGTTGCGATGGGAACACAGCTTACAAAGTTGATGAAGCAGTTTATAGAAGAAGTGAATAACAAATAGTATCAGAGAGCATCTGGCGAAAGCCGGGTGCTTTTCTGCGTCCTGAGCAAAGACGATAAAAGGCTCTGGGCAAAGGCCTGCACTGTGCGACATCGCACAAACAGAATGGAGAAAACAGTATGATATATAAACGGTGCAGCAGATGTGGAAAAAGAATTCCATCCGGCAGTCGTTGTGATTGTGGAAAGCTGAGGCATAAAGAGTATGACAAGTACAAGAGAGATCAGAAGAGCAAGAAGTATTATGACAGTGGAGAATGGGAACAGATCCGGTCGGAGGTATTGGAGATAGATGGTGGAATCGATGTCTACCTGTTCATGACAGAAGGAAGAGTGGAGCTGGCTGATACAGTACATCACATCATACCGCTTCGAGATGACTGGGAAAGAAGAAACGACATTAACAATCTGATGAGTCTGCATCATGATACACATAGTCAGATTGAACAAGCCTACAGAAAAAACAAGCTCCAGATGCAAAAAGAACTACAGGAAATGTTAGAAAACTCCAGGAACTCTGAGAAGGAGGGGCGGGTGAAAAAGTTTTGATGAAAACCATCCGACCGCACGAGTAGATACATACATACAAAGTTCCGAATAAAAATAAAAAGTGGTAAAAATGGAAGGAGGAGATATTCCGATGGGGAGACGGAGAAAACCAAAAGATATGCAGAAAGCCCATCTCACGCAGGCTGAGAAGGAACGACGTGAGGAAGAGGAACGTACCGTTTCCACAGGGAACGAACAGCTGAAGACCCCGCCGGAATGGCTTTTTAACCGTACAGCAAAGGCAGAATGGCGCAGAATCACCAAAGAACTACAGAAGATAGAAGTAGTCGGAAATCTGGATAAAGCAAATTTGGCGGGGTATTGTAATGCCTATGCAGCATACAGAGATGTAACAGAAAAATTAAAGGGAGAAGACTATTGCATTGAAAGAGAGACAAGAAATGGAACGATGATTGTAAAAAATCCATTGCTGTCTGTGCAGAAGGAGTATGCAGAAGAGATGAGAAAGTTTGCGGCGCTTTGTGGAATGACAGTGGACGCGCGATTAAAGGCAGCGGTAATCAAGGTGGATGAAAAAAATCAGGAAATTGAAGATAAATTCGGAGGAATTTGATGAAAAATTACGAGCAGATAAAAAATTATGCGAAGAAATGTATTTCCGGAGAAATCATCAGTTGTAAAAAACATAAATGGGCATGCGAACGATTTTTGCGTGATGCAGAAAAATTTGAGACAGATCCTGAGTATCCATATTACTGGAATGAAGAAGCTGCACAGAGTATCGTGGATTGGTTTGCATTGCTGCGGCATTCCAAAGGAATCCTTGCAGGAAAACCGATTCTGTTGACAGAGTGGCAGCGGTTTCGAATCTGTCAGTTGTATGGGTGGAGAAAGAAAAAGAACGGGATGCGCAGATTCAAAAAAGCATTTACGGAAGTTGCCAGAAAAAACGCAAAGTCTCAGGAAGAGGCTGGAATTGCGCTTTATGAAATATCTGTTACAGCTACAAAGAACAGAGAAGTATGTGAGGTATATACAGCGGGTGTAAAAAGAGATCAGTCAAAAATTGTATTTAATGAGGCGGATCTGATGCTGAGGGGCTCTCCTTTGAGAAAGAAATTTGATGTGACGAAAGTGATGATCACACATACAAAAACAGGAAGTTTTATCAAGCCGTTGAGTAAAGAAGATGGAAAGTCGGGAGACGGAACCAATCCGGCGGCGCTGATCGTGGACGAGTATCACCAGCATCCGACCACAGAATTTTATGATCTGGGGCTTGGGGCGAATACAAAAGAGCCGCTCCTTATGATCATCACAACAGCAGGTGTGGATTTAACGTATCCATGTTACACAATGGAATACACATATTGTTCAAGGATCCTGGATCCCTTTTCAGATGTAGAAGATGAAGAATATCTGGTAGATATTTGTGAAATGGATGCAGAAGATTATGGGGATTTGGAAAGACTTGGGAATGAAGAATTGTGGCATAAGGCGAATCCGATCAGAATGACCTATGAAGATGGGCAGGATAAGATTCGTGGAGAGTATAAGATTGCGAAAGAAATACCAGAACACATGACGGCATTTTTGACAAAATGTTTGAATGTGTGGGTGCAGGCTCAGGAGAATGGATATATGGATATGGCAAAATGGAAGGCATGCCAGGTAGATGAAATTCCAATCAATACAAAGGGAATGAGTGTATATGTGGGATTTGACATGTCAGCAAAGATTGATTTGACTTCCGTAGCATTTATTATTCCCTTTTTGTCAGGAGAATATGACAATACTAATCAGGAAATTGTGAAGTATATTGTATATTCACACTCTTTTATTCCGAACAGGGAGAAACTGATCGAAAGAAAAAGCAGGGATAAGGTAGATTATGATGCATGGGAGAGAATGGGATATCTTACAGTTACCGATACGCCGATCGTGGATCAGAACGCAGTACTGAAATATGTAAAAGACACTTGCGAGAGACAGGATTGGAAAATTGAGTGTCTATGCTTCGATCCGGCCAATGCAGCAAAATTGATGATGGACCTGTCGAATGAAGGATATGTGGTGGAAGAAGTGTTCCAAAGCCATAAATCATTGAATGAATCAACACAGGGATTCCGGGAACAGGTATATAGTAAAAATATTCTTTATACATATAATCCTCTGTTGAATTTCGCGATGAGCAATGCGGTGATCCGGCAGAATCAGGGGTTGATAAAAATAGATAAAGACGCAACCACAAAACGAATTGACCCGGTCGATGCAATCTTATGTGCATTTAAACTGGCAATTTATCATGAGTTTAGTTCTAATTTCCTGGAAGCAATCGATAATTTTTTAGAAAGTGAATGGTAGAAATGAAAATTACAGACAGAATCAAAGGCGCGTGGAATGCACTGATGCATCCGGTGGAAGATCTGAATAGCGAAGGATTGCTGGAGTGGTTGGGAATAGACAGCCGCAATAAAAATCTGATCAGTGAAGTGACCTATTACACTTGCATGAAAATGTTAAGTGAAACCATGGGAAAACTGCCATTGAAGTATTATCAGGAAACAGAGCGCGGAAGAATCCGGGCAGAACCGGATGAGATGACCAGACTGCTTACAGTACGACCGAATCCAATTATGACTCCAACGACTATGTGGAGCGCAGCAGAAATGAATTGCCAGCATTATGGAAACGCATTTGTCTGGATCCGAAGAACTTTTGAAAGGAAAAAGTACGGAGGAACATACAAGCCGCTGGATTTGTGGCTGATGCAGAGCAGCTACGTCACGGTGTTGATGGATGACGTTGGGATTTTCGGGGGAAAAGGAAAGCTCTACTATCAGTACAGTGATCCGAAGAGCGGAGAACAGTATTTGTTCAAAAGCGAAGACGTCATGCATTTTAAAACATGGTACAGTCTGGATGGGATTATGGGCGAGCCGGTCCGAAAGATCCTGCAGGATACCGTTGGAGGGGCACTGGAAAGTCAAAGTTTCATGAATAAGTTATATGAGCAGGGATTGACTGCAAGTATGGCAATGCAGTATGTGGGAGATCTTGACGAGGGAAGAAGAAAGCAGCTGGAAAATAAGTTTGCAAAGGCTTTGACAGGTCCGAAAAATGCTGGGAAAGTGATCCCGGTTCCAATTGGATTACAGCTGACACCGCTGAAGATGTCCCTGACGGATGCACAATTTTTTGAATTGAAAAAATATTCGGCGCTTCAAATTGCAGGGGCATTTGGAATCAAACCGAATCAGATTAATAATTACGAGAAATCCAGCTATGCGAATTCAGAAACGCAGCAGCTAGCTTTTTTAGTGGATACCATGGCGTACAGGTTAAAAATGTACGAGGAAGAAATCAATTTCAAGACGTTGCCGACACAGACGCAGAAAGACGGCTTTTTCTATAAATTCAATGAGAAAGCCATCCTTCGGGCGGACAGTCAGACACAGATGGAAAATCTTGCAAAAGCAGTCAACAATGGAATCTACACGCAAAATGAAGCAAGGGAGTACCTGGACAAACCGGCAAAAGAAGGCGGAGATACTTTGATGGTAAATGGAAATTATATACCGATCACAATGGTAGGAAATCAGTACGATAAAGGAGGTGGAAACGGTGGCAGTGATTGATGTACGAGGGGACATTATTCCCAATGATACCAAATGGATTTATGACTGGCTGGAATGGGACAGCACATGTCCGAATGACATTAGAAATGCGCTTGCAGAAAAAGAAGAAGGAGAAACGCTTACGGTATTGATCAATTCCGGGGGCGGTTCTGTAATGGCAGGACAGGAAATTTATTCCTTGTTATACGGAAGAAACGATGTAGAAATCCAGATACAGTCTATGGCAGGAAGTGCAGCAGGCGTGATCGCGATGTCGAACAGAAGCAAGATCAGCCCGGTTGCGATGATCATGGTGCATAACGTATCCATGAGTGGAGCAAGCGGAGATTATCATGCGATGCAAAAGAATGCGGAAATCCTAAAACAGATGAATGCGGCACTTGCAGCTGCGTTTACTGCTAAGACCGGGAAACCGGAAGAAGAGGTTCTTAAAATCATGGATCGGGAAACCTGGCTGACGGCAAATCAGGCGGTAGAAATGGGATTTGTAGATGAAATGATTGTAAATTCTGTAGAATATACAAATGACTTGTGGGGTATGAGACTGACAGATGAAATCAGAGAAAAGGTAATCCGTGAGAAAAATGAAAAGGAACAGACAGAAGCAAGAAAACAAGAAATTTTAAATGGATTAGACATGTATGGTGTCTAAAGAAAAGGAGACAACATGAGTGAAAGACTATTAAATCTTTTGGATCAGATCAATGCGAAAAAAGCAGAAGTAAAAAATCTGGTGGAGGCAGGGAATCTGGATGAGGCAGAAGCCGCGAAAAATGAACTGAAAAATCTGCAGAGAGAATTTGATCTGTTAAAAGACCTTGAAGATGAAGAAATTGAGAATGCACAGAATCGTGCCGACCATGGAAATATGGCACCGGTTCACAATGAAGAGAATAGTGTGGCAGAATTTGCGAATGCAGCCAGACATGGATTTCGGGTCACAAATGCATTGAGTTCCGGAATGCGGGAAAGTTCTGATCCGGATGGGGGATATATTGTGCCGGAAGACATTCAGACAAGGATCAATCAGTGGAAACAGGCGGAATTTTCCCTGGAATCGTTAATTACTGTGGAGAACGTCAGAACAAATAAAGGGCAGCGCACGTATGAGAAACGAGCTACCATGACGGGATTTGAGGACATTGAAGAAGGCGGAGAACTTCAGGAGATGGATACACCGCAGTTCGAACGGATCAGATACGACATTCAGGATCGTGGAGGATGGCTGCCTCTTACAAATGATTTGTTAAGCGATACAGATCAGAATATTACAGAGGTCATCACAAGATGGATCGCAAGAAAGAGTAATGCGACAAGCAATAAAAAGGTCATTGGCCTGATTGATGCAAAAGAGGTAAAAGAAATCGAAACAATGGATGAAATCAAGAAAGCAATCATTGTTACGCTTGGCGCCGCATATAGAACAGGATCCAGAATTCTGACCAACGATGACGGATTGTTATTCCTTTCTACATTGAAGGATACAACCGGAAGAGATTTGTTGCAGCCGAACCCGTTGGATGTGATGCAGATGTATCTTTCTGTTGGTCCAATCCGGGTGCCGATCATTGCAGTTCCGAACCAGGTGATCGCATCTGATATTAAGGCGAAAGGGAAACTTAAGATTCCGATGGTATGCGGAGATTTTAAAGAGGCATTCAAAAAGTACGACAGACAGAGAACAAGTATCATGTCATCCAATGTAGCGGTGGCGGGAAGTCTGAACGCATTTACACAGAATATGACGCTGGTACGTGCGATTGAAAGAAATGATTACAAGGTACTGGACAATGAAGCATATACGAACCTGAAAATGGTCATTGACGATGCATCAGTAAAGGGGGAAGAGTAATCCATAGCCAAAGCAGTGGTCTGCATACTGCCGGGGAACTGAAAAAAATGACAGTAAAGGAAATCAGGGAACTGGCAGTAAGACAGGGCTATGAGATTACAAAGACTGCGAAGAAGGATATCATTGAGGAGTACATGATGCAGCAGGAGGAAGCGTGATGTTCGACATGATAAAAACACGATGTGGAATCGCAAAAACCACAAAAGTATATGATGATGACATTCAAATGTATATCAATGACTGCCTGCTGGACATGAGAGACTCCGGTGTTCCGCAAAAAACAGTAGAAAAAGAAGATGAACGAGTGATCACAGCAGTCACTCTGTATGTAAAAGCGCATCTTGGAAATGACAGATCTGACACAGAAAAGTATATGAAACTGTACCAGAGAAAAGTGTTTCGACTTACATTAGATGAGGAGGAAACATAATGTGGAATGGAAGTATACAGTTAGGGATTCAAAAAGAAATCCAACAAAATGAAAATGGATTTGAAAAGAAAACCTACAATTTTTCAGAAGAAATACCAGCGGAAATCGCTGATACAACGCGAAACGATGAAATACTGGGAAAACAGTGCGGTTATCAGGCGGATATCAGCGTTGCAATCCTGAGTTGTAACTATCATGGGGAATCGGTGTTTCGCGACGTGGCTACAGGAGATACCTATGAAGTAAAGAGAAGCTATCGAGCCTCAAAATCTATGAACGTGATTCTTACCGGAGAGCGAAGAGAACATGGCAAAATTTGAGATTAGAGGACTGGATGACATGATGCAGGCACTAAATGCATTAGAGGTAGAAGAAGTTGCCGCAAAAATGCTGGAAGAGTCTGTGCCAATCTTGGAACAGGAAGTAAAAAAAGAGGTCAGCAGGCATAAAGATACCGGGGATATGTATGAGTCCATCGGAAGCACCGGGGCAAGAAGAAATCAAAAAGGATATTACATATGTGTAAGGCCAACCGGATATGCTTCTGCTAAAAAATGGAGAAATGCAAGGACAAAAGGTGGAAAACGAGCCGGAAAGAAAGTGCGGGTAAGAAATATGGAAAAAATGGTATATCTCGAATACGGAACTTCAAAGCAAAGAGCCACGCCGGTATTAAGTAAAGCCACAAGAAGGGCTGAAAAAGATGTAATTTCCAAAATGCAGGAAGTCTTTAACAGAGAGGTAGATGGGAAGTGACAGCATTTGAAAAAATCATAGAGGCAATCCAGCCATTCGGATATCCATATACGGCAGGAGTATATGAAGGAAAAGAAAAAAGATGGTTTACATTTAATTATTCAGATGACTATGGAGATGCCTATGCGGATGATACACCGCAAAGCGTGATCGTTGAAGTACAGATTCATTTCTTCCTGCCTTATGAGGAAGATTTTACCAGAATTAAAAATAAGATACGGAATGCAATTTTCAGTCAGGGGTTCACATTTCCGGAAATCCATATTCTGGAAGACGAGAATCCGGACATTCGTCATTTAGTGTTTGAATGTGAAATAGAAGAGAGAGAAGGAGAATAAACATGGCATACATTGGACTTAGAAAACCGATTATTGGGAAAATGGAGGAATCAGGAACTTATGCAGAACCGTTTGCGCTGGGAAAAGCAATTGGTCTGCAGGTAACGCCAAATTATGCGGAGGGATCCCTTTACGCAGATGATGCGCAGTCAGAGTATGACAAGGCGTTCAGTTATGCAGAAGTGACATTAAATACAAGCACCATTCCGATCCAGGCACATAAAGAGATGTTCGGACACAAGATCGGTGAAAGTGAAAAGAAAACGGTTGATTATAATGTAGATGACCAGAACAACTACGTGGGAATGGCATGGATTACTCAGGAGATCGTAGACGGAGTTCGGGCATTTACCGGCAATTTTTTATATAAAGTGAAATTTTCTGAGCCGTCTGAAGACTATGCGACAAAAGGGGAAAGTATTGAGTATAAGACACCGTCTATTTCCGGACGCGCAATGGCAAATGATGAAGGAAACTGGAAATCTGTAGAAGTGTTTCAAACAGAAAAAGAGGCAATGGATTGGATCAATACGAAGTTTGGAAAAGAAGTGGTCATGGCAGCAGATAAAAAGACAAGGGAGAAGTAAGAGATGTTTGAGAGTCTGAAGTATATTGAATTATCCGGTGAAAAGTTTCCAATCAAATGCGACATGGTCGTATTGGAGAAAATCCAGGAAGAATACGGCGATCTGGATCTGTTTGAGGGAAAACTGAATGGATTTACACCGAACCGCAAGGAAGACGGAACCATAGAGACCAACGAAGAAGGGCTGACGATCGGAACGTTTGGAGTGCCGAACATTAAGACGGTGAATCAGACATTGATCTGGATGGTCCAGGAAGGTCTGGAAATCGAAGCAGAAAAGGAAAAGAAAACTGCGGAAACGATGGATGAGAAAACAATCCTCAGAAAAATTGATATGTCACCGGGAGAAATCGGAAGAGAACTGCATGCAGAATTTATGAGGTGCTTTGCAAGAAAAAACGCAGTGACCACGCATGGGAAGAAGGAGAAGAATCCGAACAAATAAACTTTGCGTGGATCGTATGTATTGGGTTGCAAATGGGATACAGAGAGAGTGAAATTGCACATATGTATTTTGGAAAGTGGTGCGACTTGTTTACAGAATATAAGAAAATACATAATATACGGATGCAGCGGATGATTTTTGAAGAGAAAAAGATTACTTCCATGCTGGATTTATAAGAAAAGCTGTGGTAAGATGAAGTCAACGGGGAGGAATACGGATGACGGAGAAAAAATCGAAAGCAACAATTTATTTGAAAATCATTTGGCTGACAATGAAGTATATCGGCCAGAAACATCCTTATATGACAGCAGGACTGACAGTGTGGTGTATAGGATGTCTTGGAATCGCAATTACAAAGTCATTTTCTCTGGGAATTTTATTGATCGCAGGGGTGATTGGTGCAATTGCCATAATCCGGTGGATGTTTATCACACTGGAAGACTTTGGAAGTGTTAGGAAAAAGACACAGAGAAAACTGCGGAAAAAAGAAGCACTTGAGAGGTATCTTAAGTTTTTGGAACAAGGATTATGATAGAGCCACTTACTTGAAGCGAGTAGGTGGTTTTCTTATACCCATTAAAAACATAGGAAGTTAATTGAATATAGGGGAGGAGTCCTTTCAGGGTATGCTCCTGATCTCCCCGGAAAGCTGGAGGGCGTAGCGAAATGCTACGTCCTATTTTGATACTTAAAATTGAAAGTCAACAGAAAGGATTGAAAATATATTAGTAGAAGTAAAAAGAGTGAATAAAGCAGAAATGACAGTAGTATCAAGCTTGGATGTATCAGATACATTTGACAAGAACCATCGAGATGTAATGGAGTCTATAAGAAACATAGAGTCTACTATAAGTACAGCGGAATTTTCCGCTCTATTTTATTTGGATTCCTATAAGGCATCCAATGGAAAAATGAATCCCATGTATCTTATGACACGAGACGGCTTTACTCTTTTGGCAATGGGTTACACAGGGGCGAAGGCTATGAAGTTCAACCTTGCCTACATCAAGCAATTCAATGCTATGGAAAAAATCCTACAAGGCAAACTTGTTGAACGAGAAAAAGGAATTGCAGTTAGGCAATCACTTACAAAAGCGTTGCAGCAGTCCACCGAGAATGAGCGTATGCACGGTCATGCCTATTCTACATACACGAACTGTATTTATAAGGTGCTATTTGGAAAAAATGCAAAGCAGTTAAGGGAAGAATTAGGAATCAGTAAAAAAGAAAATTTGAGAGATTATCTGCCTATGGAGCAGCTAAGAGCAGTTCAATCCATGGAATGTCTAGTAAGTGGCTTAGTAGATTGTGGTTGGGGATATGACCAGATTAAGGAGTTTATACAGAAAAATAATACAATGCAGATTGCAGCGTAAGTCGTCCATGCTGATAGAAAAAATTACGAAAAATTACAGCAATGCTATGTAGAAGTAGTGGGTGACAATTTGTCCCCGAGGCCAAGAGATTTAGGAAAAAGGACAAGTATTTTTATGTATGACGAAAGAGGCATTTTAGATGTCATAAGATGGTCAACAACAGAGATAGCTGACCAATACTTTGATTGGGTGTACGACATTATTCAATCAATTAAAAAGAATGGATATTACATAGCTTCAGAAAAAGATAAAAAGTGGCTTGGAATTCGTAACGAATCCAAAGAGGCAAGACGATATGAAACAGACCAGATTAAACTCTTTGTGGAGTATGTAAAAGAGCAGGGGAGTAAAAATGCAGATAGGTACTACGTGCTATTTACAAAGCTGATAAATAGTAAGATGGGAATTCAGAGTGGAAAACGTGATGAACTGTCACAGGAAACGCTCATGGAGTTAAAGTCTTTGGAAACTCTGGTTAAGATGAGAATTCGCAAGCTTATAGAAAAGGAGACGCCTTACAAGGAAATATATCAAGACGTGAAGATGTTGGTAGATGAGTTTTAAGAAGAACATAAGGAGCAGTGAAATTCACTTGTCCTTTTTAAAATTACCTCTTGACAAATGTCCGTACAAAATGTATCATGATAAATGTACGGACAAAAAGAAAGAGGTGATTTGATGAGTCCGAAAGGTAGACCAACGGATAATCCTAAAAAAGGACGTTTTGAAATACGAACTTCACAGGAAGAGGAAGAAATGCTGGACTATTGTTGTGAAATTACCGGAAAAAAACGTACCGATATAATTAGATTAGGGATTAGAAAGGTATATGAAGAATTAAAAAAGTAAAAGGGTAGTCGGCACCCTGAGAAAGTGAAATCGACTACCCGACCCCCAAATAGAGGTATAAATATTATAGCACTGTACCTCTGTTTTGGCAAATCAGAAAATGGAGGTATTATGAAATGAAATTGCCACAAGTAATAGAAATAAATGGAATAAGAGTTTTAACAACAGAGCAACTAGCAAGAAATTACGGAACGCAGCCTAAAATTTTGCAATATAATTTTTCTTATAATAAGAAAAGATATACGGAAGGAAAACATTATATCGCATTACAGGGAGAAGAATTAAAGAAATTTAAAGCTGACCTTGAAATTCAAGGTAACCTTAAATATGCTCATACGCTTTATCTCTGGACAGAAAAAGGTGCATTACTTCATGCAAAATCGCTGAATACCGATAAGGCATGGGAAGTATATGATTACCTAGTTGATTTCTATTTCAGAGCAAAAGAGGGAGAAAAAATTCCGGTAGTGAAAGAAACAAAACAGGAGACAACAGAAAAACAGGTTACAAAAGAGCCTTTCGATATTGCTCCATATTTCATATCTGTAGTAGAGAAAGTTCCTATTGAAGCATTAGATGCTATGGAGAAAAGTTTTAGGAAAAATAACAGTAAGACTGTTAAATTGGCTACACTTTCTATTTTAGCAGAAAAGATGAAACGTAATATTGAATAACTAAATACAGTAATCAGAGCATCTATCAGAAATGGTAGGTGCTCTTTTTATACAAATTTTTGTGTGCGACATCGCACCAGGGAGGAGGCGAAAAGATGGGGCAGAAGAAAATAGGTGCATTTATCACACTTGACGGTGAAAAAGAGTTTCGATCAGCAGTCACTTCATGTAATAAAAGTCTGGCCACAATGAAATCCGAGATGAAACTGGTGGAAGCACAAACTGCAGGATCAGCGAATTCGCTGGAGACATTAAAAAAGAAGCATGAAGTATTGACAAAAACGCTGGATGAACAAAAAGAAAAAGAAGCGGCACTGAGAAAAGGATTGTCCCATGCAGAACAGGAATATAACAGAGTTGGAACAGCTCTGAGTGAATATCGGGAAAAGCTGGAACAGGCTGAGAAAACACTGCAAGAGATGAAAAATGCTTCAGATACAACAGAGGAATCACTGAATGAACAAAGCGAAGCAGTAGAAACTGAAGTGCTATAATAAAGTTGTAACAGAAGTGGCTAATAAGATATAATCATCTTACAGAGAAAAGAGGAAGTATTATGTCA